ATTATAATAAGTACCATCAGTATGACCACCACCGCCAGTTAAGCTGCTAGCAGAAACTAAACCATTTAAAGTATGCTCTCTATTAAATGTTAGAACAGCAGAAGTAGTGTTGTCAATAACATCAGAGATTTCATTCGCAACATCAAAACTACGCAGTAGTTTATTAGTAGATTCTCTAGTAATACTCTTCTTGAGATCGTTAGTTACAACATCACCAATCGGGAATCTCTTAGCATAGCTAGCTGCTTCCTGTGGATTATCGTTGAGGTTATCTCTATCAAGTTCTGGATAAAGGTTTACAACATTCTGATTATACTTTGAAGTAGTAAACTCTTCCTCAAGGGAATTACCACCATTTAGAACATATAGGTGGAAGACACCATCTTGAGCACCTTCAATATAAGGTAGGATGGTTTCTGTTCTGTAGATGAATAGATTTTCTTGGTTATTGTTCTTCTCAAATCTAGGTAGAGCAGTTGTTCTTGCAGTAGTTGGATCATTAGTATATGTACCAACAATACGAGAATTACCTAAGACATCAGTAGTTACATATTCAAAGGTCTTAGAATTTAGAACATTAGTTACAACAAAAGTACCGTTGAAACCCTTATCACCTGCACCTGATGTGTTAACAGTATCAATAATATTCTTTACAATGATCTGATCACCAATTCTTAGATTGTGATTTTTATCGGATCTAATTCTAGCAACTCTAGTTGTACTGTTATAGAATAGATGAGAGATAAATCTTGGATTTCTATTAAAGTCATAATCAGTAGAACCAATAGAAGTTCTAGTGAAATCAGAATCAAATCTTACATTAGTGAAACTAGAGTCTTGAATAATGAAACTATCATTAGGATCTCTAGAGTTCTGCAATTCTTTTGGAATTACATAGCGAATTTTGAATAGTTTGTCATCTAAACTTCTATCGTCACTTCTTCTCTTAATGTATGGAATATCCTCATTAGTATCATCTAGTTGAGCTCTATTAGTATAGATTTCATTAGATGCACCCTGAACATGAATAAACCAGTTACCAGCGGTAGAATCAAATTGAATTGGGTGTCCTAGTTCTCCAGGTTTTTTATCAGCTACTCTACTGATAATCTTTAACTTACCAGCAGCAGGATTGGAAATAGTTTTTATGTATACTGGAGTGGTTCTCTCAGCATTGGTTTTAGAGGATGCAATCTGAATTTCATAATCAGTAAGACCGATGTTATCAGTTCTTGTGGAGTTCTTCTCAGAAGTAATTGCATAGTAAGTTCTATGTGGATCTAATCCTTCTGGAAGGTCTCCATTCTCTGCAATGATTCTAATAGATTCACCATTATTCAGATCATGCTTTGCACCAACATCATATAGATTAGATAGTGTAATTTTATGAATTAGTGTTGCACTACCTTGAGTAGTATCATTATGAACACCTTCATAATTCTTCTCAGATGTTACATTTACAGTCTGAGTTACACCACTAACTTTCTTAGACATCGAAATGATGGCTGATGGTGTAATATCATTACCGCCACTATCTTTTAGGTCAACGAAGATTTTTTCACCAACTCTTGCACCAATTCTGAAACCCTGTGCAATTTCGGATGGTAGATTGTTTACATTATTTTGACCAAGGAGGAACAGTTTTTCATTAGAAGCAACACTATTGATGATAGCTTTATCAAACTGTCCTAGTTCAACTTCCGTTTCACTACTTACAACTGCCTTAGGTGCGATAATAGAGGTAATGAAACCTTTGTCATCCTTATCAAAAGATTCTTTCTTAAATCCCTCAGCAACTAGAGCAAACTGACCAAAGTTGGAGTTTGAGTTGGTGATAGAAGCATCACCACCAGTGTCTGCAAAGAAGTGTCTATGATAACCAATAGCGAATACTGAAACAATCTGTAGAACAGCATCGTTTGTAATAGCAATGTGTGAGGTTTTCCACCCATCTCGATACACTGCATCTTTATCTAAGTGATAAACAGTTGCAGGGTTTAGTGAAGATGCTTCAGAAGATAATCTCTCACCAACTTGCTTTTGATAACTGATACCATCAAAAGATCTGCTGTTAGGATTATACTTAACAAAAGCACGGTCATCTTTTTGTAGGGAGATACCCGTGAACTGTGCAACAACCATGGAGCGGAATCCAGTTGCCTTAGCACCGTCCGCCTTCATACCTTGCATACCTAGAACAGATCTCAAGGAGATGTTAAAGATATAAGGTGATGCACCAGTAACAGTATCAACTTCAACGCTGACTTCAGCAGAACCAGCACTTAAACCACCAGCAGGACCTGCTTTCAAGTTAGGTGGTACAAATGGTAGTAGATAAGTAAACTGAGTCTCATTTAGTACATTCTGTACTTTAGTTGAAATATTATAAGTAAGATCGTTTACACCCTCAATTTTAATAGGAGTGCCACCACTTAATTGGTGAGGAACCGCTGTAGTTACAGTAACTACTTGACCAGCAGTATTGCCATCACCAGAAATAATGTTTTGAATCTGTAAGCGGTCAGAAGAGAAAGCACCAACAATCTCAAATTCTGGTCTTTGCTTCGCAAATCCACCATCCTTATCAGGGAACTTCTCATCAATGTCTCTGATGGATGCTCTGTTATATGCATTAGATAGTTTACTATAGTAAACATCCAAATCTGTTAGACCACCAAACTTATCTAACTTGTTTACGCCATCAGCATATTCAAAGCAAGTAACTTTATGGTGGGAGAAAATAGGTTTAGACTGATTAGTCTCGTCAAAGTTGGTAGGATCTGTATATACTAACGCAGATTCGTTACCATCAAAGATAGAGAACTGCCAGAAGTAACATGCACCAGTTACCCTAAAGATTGCAGTTGGTTTTGCATTATCATCAGTTGGGTTTGGTACATACTTAGGTCTAATTTTTGTCTTTCTTAAGTCAAGACCAACAATAGACGTACCTCTGGGAACAATAACACCACCTTCGGTACTATTGAACTTATAGAGAATATTATCTTCCTGGGTTAAATCAAAGTTTGAATTTAGTGTTAGGGTTAAAGTATTCTGAGCACCAGATTCTGTACTACCTGGACTGATAGCAGTAGCAGTGCCGTTTACATCCTTAATACCAAATCCTGGGCGGTTATCAACTAAGTGTTCGCCTGGGAATAATAAGATAGTAGTTTTTTCAGTAATATCATTATCATTACCCTTCAAATAAGAGAATCTAGCAGATTCAATTAACGCTCTTTGAAGCGTTTTGAATGGTTTAGTTAGAGAGTTGCCCTGGTTTTCAATTCCATCCGTGGCATCAAGGTCATTGGGATTAACATAAAGAATACGACCTTCACTATTCTTTATAAAGTTCTCCAGCTTATTAAGAGGCATCTTCTTATACTACTGTCCAGGTGGATTTCTATGTTTTATTTAGCCACCCTATTACGTACATAGTACCAGGTAACAGCAACTCTTTTCTTCCCTTTTGTAACTGGTTCACCAGAATGTGGGTAGCACCAATTAGAAGGAAATATCAAAGCATATCCTGGAGATGGTTTAAAACTTACATGTGGGAATAATGTTCCGCCACCTTCTTCAGCATTTTTTAGATAAGTAATAATAGATATTTTTCTATGATACTCTGGTATATTTTCTGATGTTGCTGCATCATGATGAAAATTATATTTTTGTCCTTTTTGATATTCTAGAACTTGCAATCCTTCTCTCCAAGATACTGTATCTTGAGCTCCAATCATTGGTGCATATCCAAAGTTTGGATGGATTTTTTGACACCTTTTCTTATATTTAATTAAAGCATCATTCATCGCATTATGTAAGATCTTAGTTTCTTCTGCATCTTCACTCATAGCAGATCCTACACTAGATCTAATATCTTCATTTACTGTAGATGGACCATCGTCTTTACCAAATACTGAATTTTTGCAAAAGTCTAAAGTATCAATATACTTATTAATTTTATTGACCTCATCCTTAGACAAGATCTTCATCACTTGAATTAACTCTTCCATCAAATTAATTAATATTACAAGTCCCAAGACTATATTATATCATGCTTTCATAATAAAGCACAGAGCATAGTAAGGTGGCAAGTTTGCATCTGTTGCAGAAGAACCCTGCGTGCTTGTCCCTGTATTGCTTGGATTACCAGTGGTGCCACTAACACTAATACTAACAGTATCACTTCCACTAAAACTAAAACTAAAACTATGTTCGTGATTTTGGTTTACACCACTAGTTGTAAAACTATGTGTGTGATTACCACCAGCCAAATTCCAGGTAATTCCTCCATATGGTGATCCATCTTCATATAGAGCTCTTAGTGGTTGACCATTACCCTGGTTATCAAAACCACCTTCAGTAGAAGGTCCATGATAGTGATTTCCTGAAGCACTAGTAGATCCAGTATGAGTATGATTCCGATTCTGACTTCCAGTTGTACCACTACCACTACCAGAAATACTAACAGAATCACTACCACTACCACTAAAGGAGTGTGTGTGATTGTTGATTGTATGACTGTGTGATACTAAAATTGCATCTGCACTACCGCCAGTATCATCTACAGAATAATTATTTCCTGCACCAATAACAAATCTATCTCTTAAATCTGGTGTGTTGTTACTACCATTACATAGATACCATCCAGTAGGAATAG